GGTATGGGGTCTATAAACTTCTTGCCTGGTATCCCACAAAGATTCTCCTTATCAGTAAGAGGACGAGTATCTTTCCACATGTCAGATTTAAAGATTGGTATAACCTCACTTTTGTAATCCTTAACGGCTGCGATTAAAACGTCGGGATCGAATGGTTTTGCTGGCTCAGCCATACTAGCTAAACACTTTTGCCATCCTTCCCACTGTGGGTTAATCACAGGGGGTCCGTAAATATTAGGCTCACCCAATACATCAGTGACATGTTCGCTTATAGGTGTAACCTGCACATTTGATCGAAACGTCGACATACCTGGACAAGAACCATAATACTCGATTTGCGAATTTTCTGGTAAATAATTCAGAGGACTCTTTGGATGTAAAGGATCGTCATTCAAAACAGTTACCCCATAAACTTGCGCTTCGAAATTTTCAGCACTACCAGTCAATAAAACTCCTTCAACCTCACGTAATTGTGAGATAGCTTCATTGACCAAGCTTGCCTTCAAAATTCCAGCACAACCTTCTGGTGTTCCTGTTCGTCCACCCAAATGAATACCAAATATAATTGGTTTTCTTTTTGAAGTTAAGGTCGCGCCACACATCCCTCTGAACGTATTCATCGTTAGAGATTGATAGCGCAGCCCCTCAAAATTTGCTACACCATTAGTGGTTTCTCCAAAATTACCCAATCCATTTGCAGTAACAATTTCTCCTTGTTTATCTCTCCACTGTAAATGGAACTCAACACAACCGGCCAAGTCATCGACCAGATATTTAGTTAAATTCTTGAAAGAACCTCCAGAAGAACTGTAGCAAATGCGCAAATCAGTATTAGGTATACGTATACTCTGGGATAGGCTCAATTTAACATTGAATTTCCCACCCGAACAATTGGGCTTGGCTTTACGAAATGTAACATCCAACACTGGTGCTTCAAAATAATGATGCGGTAATACAACAAGATTAGAAGATAAGAATAAACCGTTGGCCATTAGGACTTTGTCATTTACACTAATAGATCCATAGACCAAATTCTTCTCAACTAGACCTTCCAATTGTTTAGATGATGTGGTAACAGTCTTATCATTGTGTGGTAAAGGTCGTGGAACGATAGAAGACCACACATTCACTGACTTATCGCGCTGGATGACATCCTCAACACATTTGGGTTCTAGTGATCCCTGTGCTTGGATATCACGCCATGCTCGATAAACTTTCGCAACAGCGTACAATGATCCCACTATACCAAAGGCGGCACACACTTTTCCAATGTGCTTATCACGCCATTGTTGTAAAGCCGGAGCTATGGTACTACGATCAACCAAT